ATCGTCGGCCTTCTGGGGTTCGACGTTGACCAGAGGTCGGTGCACGTGGCGGACCAGCACCTGACGCGCTATCAGCGTCGGGTGGCGGAGGTGGCAGCGGCACAGCAGCGCATGAGCATGGGGCTGTGGACCGGGCTTGCTGCCGCCGTCGTGGGCAATGCGTGGTACCAGGCCAACACGCAGGCGCAGTCGCTGCGCGCGTCGCTGGACCTGGTGACGGGCAGCGCGGAGGGAACCGCGCAGGCGATGGCGTTCGTGCAGGACTTCGCGCTGCAGTCTCCGGACTCGCTGGGGCAGGTCACCGCCGCCTATCAGATGCTGCTGGCGCAGGGACTGGACCCGACGACGGAGCGAATGACAGCGCTCGGCGATGCCGCTGCCGCCGTGCAGGCGGACATTCAGAGCCTGACAGACGCCATGATGGGCGGCGCGATCGGCAACACCGAACGACTCGACCAGATGTTCGGGCGCTTCGGCATGAACTTCACGTCTCGACAGGGCGTGCTTTACGCACAGGTCGGCGACGAGCTGCAGCTGGTAGGCCGCAACTTCGAAGAGATCTCCGCCTACATTGAGAACCTTGGTCAGACGCAGTTTGCCGGCGGCATGGCGCGCATGGCTGCGACCATGCAGGGCCAGCTCGGCATGCTGGCCGACGCATCGAACAAGTTCCTTGTGGCTGTCGGCGATGCCGGACTGCGCGACGCGTTCGTGGAGCTCACCCAAGCCATGACGAACACCGTCGACGGCGGCGACAGTGTGGCGCGCATGCTTGGCGTTACACTGACCCGGGTAGTACGCTTTCTGGCGCAGGGCATGGAGTATCTGGCCAACAACCAGGACAAGGTGCAGCAGGCGCTGGCGTGGCTGTCGGTGTGGGTTGCTGGCAGCACCATGGTCAACCTGATCAACATGCTGCGTCAGGTGACCGTGTCGATGGCGCTGATCGGAGCGGAGGCGCTGCTGGTGCAGCTCGCCATCGGTGCTGCGTTCATCGGCGCGTTCCTCATTATCGACGACTTCTTTGCGTTCCTCGAAGGGCGTCCGTCCGTCATGGGTGTGATCGCTGGTGCGAACCGCGACAAGGATGGCATCCTGGGGGACCTAGCGCGGTTCTTCGACGACCTGCGCGATCATGGCACGGCGGCATTCCTACTGCTGCGGCAGGACATCATCGCGGTGTGGAAGACCTTCAGCAACATGTGGCAGGACATGAAGGGCTTCGGCAGAAGTATCAGCGATGATATGGAGCCGCTGCTGGGCTTTCTGGACCGTGTGAAAACGAAGCTGGCCGAGCTCATGCCGCCAGAGCTGCGCCAGCTGCTGCAGTTCATTCAGGACTACAGCCCGGTCACGAACCATCCGCTTGGTCGGGTGGCACGCGCCTTCGGCGGCGACTTCAGCGGGCTGACTGGCGGCGACAACGCCGACGCCTATTCGAATCTGCAGTGGCTTCGAGGTCGACAGAACCAAGTCGGACCGGATGGTCGGCCGATGGCGTCGCGCTTCGGTGGCAGTCTGCCGGAAACGCTGGCCGTTACTGAAGACACGTTCAGCGGTGAGCGCCTGGCACGCACGCAGGGCCGCATCGCTGACGGCCGCATGGGCCCGTTCGGGTGGATTCCGGGCGCAGGAAAGAACGAGGGGCGGACCGTCACCGTCGCACCCGCGAACGTGACCATCAACATGACCGTCGACTCTCCAGACGTCGCAGAAGCGGCCGTGCGTCGACTGCGGACCTTGCTTCCGTCGATGATCGAAGAAGCCTTTGAGCCCGCATTTGAGCGGGCCATCGCTGACGGGGGTCTGGAATGAGGCCCACCGCAACCACCGGCGCCGTTATGGTCAGCCTCACACGCGAGATCGTGTGGGATTGCACGATGGTGGAAACCTACGGGTTGCGCTCTGACGTTACCGACCTCGAAGTTGAAGACGGCAGCTCCATCACCGACCACGTCCGGATTCACCAGCCAGACCTTCAGCTCGAAGTCATCTCCACCACCACTCCGCTGAACGGCCAGACCCCGGGCGCAGAACGCGATCGGGAAGTGCGGCGCATCCTGCAGGAGATGTGGGCAGAGCGCGAACTGCTGACGGTCATCACGGAGTCCGTCGACGCCGACAACTGGGTGATCACCAGCATCGACGAATCCACCGATCGCAGCTCCGGCGAAGCGTGCAACCCGCGCATCAGCCTGAAGCGCATCCGGCTCGCCACTCGGCAGCTTGTCGCCGTGCCTCCGCTGCCCGTCGTTCAACGGCGTGTCAGCCAGACGGTGGACACGGGCGCACAGGCCACCAGCAGCACCGACGCCAGCGACGTCAACGGAGCGCTCGGCGACACGAACGGGTCGCTGCTCTACAACGTGAGCGGAGAAACGGACGCCGAAGTGCTTGCCACCGTGTCTTCCGGTTCGGCCGCGCTCGAGCGCGGTCGCGAACTGATGGGAGGGTTCTTCGGCCTATGACCACCCAAGCCCTTCCCATCGCACCCAACCTCGCACGCCAGCGCTTCACCGCCGTGCTCGAAGGTCGACGCTACGGCGTGGAGCTGGAGTGGTGCTACAACCCGGAAGGCTGGTTCCTTACGCTCACACAGGCCGACGTCGACCGTACCCCCATTCTTCGACGTGTCCCCCTGCAGCCGGACACCTGGCTGCTGCACGGCATCGTCAGCGACGCCAGACCGCCAGGTGAGCTCTACGTTGTGGGCGCTACCGCCCGACCGCAGAACAGCGAAGACATCCTCCTCGGCATCCAGCCGGAGCCGACCGTTCCCTACGAAGCGCTCGGCGTGTCCGTGCGCGTGGTCTACGTACCCGCGGCCGACATCCGGACCTTTATTGCGGGGCTGTGATGAGCGGGCCGCTGTGGATACGGCGCGCAGAGGTGCAGGCGCAGACCACCGACGGGCAGGCGTTCGTGTGGTCAGACCTGCGCATCACCTTCTCCGTGAAGATGAAGCGCGGCGGACGGTCGGAGCCGGGTCAGGTCGTGATCTACAACCTGTCGCCAGACTCCCGTGCGTTTCTGGACCGCGACGACATCAAGGTCACCCTGCGCGCCGGCTACGATGCGGACCGGGAGAACAGCGCGCTTCCGATTGTCATCCGCGGCGACCTGATCCGGGTGAAGCATGAGCGGCAGCGCGTCAACTGGGTGACCACCCTGCAGGTCGGCGACGGCGAACGCATCCGACGGTCGACCCGCGTCAACCTGTCGAGCGAAGAGCAGACCCGGCTGGAGCTGCTGCAGCAGGTGCTCGGCGATACGCTGGCGCTTCGAGAGAACACCGCGGCACAGGACCCCGGCTGGCAGGAGCGATACGTGGGTGCGCTGGACGGCTCGCTTGACCTCGTCGTCACGGAGATTCTGCCGTTCGGGTGGAGCTGGATGATTCAGGACGGGGAGGCTGTGCTGGTGCCACCGTCCGGTGTGCTGGACGGGTCGGCGCTGGTGCTGACTGCCGGCTCCGGTCTGATCGGATACCCGAAGGCAAAGCGACGTGAGAGCGGCCGGTCGACTCGACTGCTCGGCGTTGAAGCGCAGTCCCAGCTCTTCGCCCCGCTGCGCCCTGGTCGTGTCGTCGACCTTCGCAGCCAGGAGTTCACCGGGGTCTACACGGTGGCTGAAGTGGACCACAAAGGCGACACCCACGGCGGAGAGTGGGTCAGCGACCTGTTGCTGCAGGAGCGCGCATGAACATCCAGACGCCCGGCTTGACCGACATGCTGCAGACCATCGCCCGCGGCTCTGCCGGCGTGCAGACGGGCATGCCTGCCAAGGTGGTGAGCTTTGCTGAAGGACCACCCGCACGGTGCAGCGTGCAGCCCCTGCTGCAGCGCAGGGACGCAGAAACGGGGGAGGTGACCGACTACCCGGTGATTCCGGACGTGCCGATCATCTATCCCGCCGGCGGTGGGTTCCGGATGAGCTGGCCGCTCACTGCTGGTGACCAGGTCTGGCTGCTCTTCGGTTCGCGTGACATCAGCGGATGGAAGTCCGGGGGTGAAGCCTCCGCGCCACGATCGCAACGCAGAGCGGGGCTGTCGGATGCGGTCGCGCTGGCTGGCTTCGCACCTGCGGCGGGGGTGCCGCTCATTGAGCTCGTCATCACGCCGGAAGGCAAGGTGCGGTTCGGGTCGGCAGCCGTCGACCTGATCAAGACGCTGCGCGATCTGGCGCTGGAGCTGTCGACAACGACCGTCACCGTACCGCTTTCGCCGTCCCCCATCCCTCTGAACTCGGCGGCTGCACTCGTCGCACTGGCCGGCCAGCTCACAACCCTGGTGGACGAATGAGCGATCTGAAACTCGACTGGATGACGATGGACCCGGTGATGCCGGCGGTTTTCGAGACGGACCCGCTGCGGCTGGTGGCCCAGCGCATGCTGGTGGCGCTGCAGACCACGGCCGGCACGTACTGGCTGGACGCGTCCTTCGGGCTGCGCCTGGACGCGGTGTGGCTGGTCAAGGCGCCCAACTTCCGGCTGATCGAAGCGGACCTTCGGCGCGTGGTCGGTGCAGTGCCCGGGGTGCTGCAGATTCCGGCGGTGCGGCTGACGTTCGATGCCGCGGCGCGTGTGCTGCGCGTCGGTATGGATGTGCGCACGGATGCTGGCGTGCTGACGCTGGAGACGGTGCAGGCGTCGGAGGTGCCCGTGGGTGACGTGCTGGCGCCCGGGCGGTTCTTCCTGCTGCTTAGTGGTCCGGCCAGTCCGCTGGGGTTGGCGCCGGGGCTGTTCCCGGGCTGAGACCCGCCCACCTTCGACGGCCGTCAAACCGGGGTACACCTGACCTCGTCGGCCCCGGTTCGTGGGAGTGTCCGGTGGCCGACTCCCCACACCCCACCCGGCCCCCATGACAAACGCATACGGAATGGAACTCTCGGCGACAGGCATCAACCGCCCGTCGCTGGACACGATCATGACTTACCTGATGGACCAGCTGGAGTTCCGGCTGCGCGAGCAGGGTGTCGAGAACTGGCAGCAGGTTCGCGACCCGTCGAACCCGCTGTACATCTACGTTCAGACGGTGGCGGACACCGTCGACGAAACCGCGGCGGCGCTCGAAGAGGTGTGGCTGCAGCTTCAGCCGCGGGTCGCCACCGGCCAGGCGCTGGACGCCGTCGCACAGCTCAACGGCAACGTCCGGCTCGGCTCGGCTCCGTCGATCGCAACGCTCACGCTCACCGGCACCGCCGGCACCGTCATTCCGCTCGCCACGCGGTTCCGGGGTCCGGAGGGGCACCTGTACGCGTCGGACGCTGCGGTGACCATCGGCGGAGGCGGCACGGTTGCGTGCGCGTGCACGTCGGTGGAGGTGGGCGTGCGGCCCATCACCGCACCCATCACACTGGCCAACCCGCTGGTGGGTCTGACGTCGGCGACGGTGAGTGGCACGTACTCCCCCGGTCGACTGGTGGAGACGGACGCAGAGCTGCGCTTGCGGCTGCGCACCCGGGCCGCTCGGTTCATCGGCGGGCGCTGCACACCGGACGCCATTGTAGCAGGGCTGTCGGGAGTGCCGGGCATCATCGCGATCGACGTGGTGACCAACACCCAGGACGTCGAAGACGAAGTCGGACGGCCGGCGCACTCCTTCGAGACGATCATCTATCCGGAGCTGGCGGCGTCGCTGGTGGGGCCCGTGCTGCGGTACCACCGGGCCGCGGGTGTCGAGACGTTCGGGGATGAAGAGTGGGAGTTCACCGACGACTCCGGACGGGCGGATGTGGTGCGGTGGAATGTGGCGGATGCGGTGAGCATCGAAGTCGAGATCACCGGGCTGGTGGTGTCGAGTGGGGCGCCGGGCGACTACTACGAGGCGGTGCGGACTTCCGTGGCTGCGTTCATCAACCAGTCGGAGGTGGGCGAAACGCTCAGCTACACGCGGTTGATCGCGGCGATTGTTGCCGTGGATGGTGTGACGGATGCGACGCTGGTGCGGTTGCGGAAAGCTGGCGGAAGCTGGGGGTCGGTGTCGCTGACGTTCACGTATCGGGAAAAGGCGGTCATCGACCCAATCACCAGCATTGCCGTCAGTTAGAGACAGCCGGCACGCCAACAATAAAAGCCGGCAGTCCAACCTGGTTGATGAAGAACAGCAGGAGGATCATTGCAATCGTCGCGGCCCACGCCCGCCGCATCACACTGCCTTGGATCTGCGCCAGCCAACCGCTGACCGTCCGGCCTATTGCGATGGTCAGGCAGTAGTAAGCGCACTGCGCG